ATTAAATAGCAGTAGATTAGATGCTGTGATTATGACAGAAAGTTTCCAAGTTCTTTCTGCTGGTGCCGCTGATTTTGAGATTGCTTTCTTTGTAAACCCAGCAACGCTTACAAACTCTGGCACTCTTACTTGGGTTCAGCAAGGTAATATTGATTACTGCGTGGATGCTACAGCGATGACTGGCGGAACGATGTCATATCACCAATACCTTTCATCTTCTAACCAATCTGGCGGTGCTGTAAACTCGGTTAATGATTATAACTGGGATACACAGATTGGCAGAAATAGTTTTACAGGAACTTCAGATGTTCTTGTACTGGCTGCCAAGTCACTAGAAAATAGTCCTCAACTCATTAGAGGAGCAATCATTTACTGGGATTTAACATGAAAAAGAAAGTTCCTACCGAAAAAGAAATCGCCAAGAAGCATAACGTATCTGTTGATGCGATTATTAAGCAGGCAGAGATTGGATCAACTGTGGAGCGTGAACATGTCACTACACATGAAGAGGCATATGGTATCGCTCTCCAGCACCTAGATGAGTTTCCTGACTATTATAAGCACTTACTTAAAATGGAAAAAGAACTAAAAGCACAACATAAAAAGAAGAGAACCTTCAAAGAAATGAAGGAGATCTGCGAAAATCATATCGCAGTTGCTATGGGGAAAGAGATTGATGATGAAGGTGGCATGATTATGAGCCAACTCGATACTATCGAGGATGCTGTTGATCGTCTCAGAACTGTTGTAAGTAATCCAAACATGCAACTTCCTGGATGGGTTCAATCAAAAGTAACTCTTGCTTGCGACTATATTGATACAGCAGCAGATTATATGACATCAAAAAAGGAATCTTTTGCTGGAAATTATGATGGTCCATTATATGCTCCACACCCACATCTTCATGAAGAGGCAGAAGAAAGATACTGCCCAAAGTGCAAAAAGATGGAGACAAAATCTGAGTGTTCATATGGACCAGAATATTGGGAGAAAAACGCAAAAAAGTCCGTAAAGGAATCCGCTTGGACCCGTAAGGAGGGGAAAAACAAGAATGGTGGACTTAACGAGAAAGGACGTAAATCTTACGAGCGTGAAAATCCTGGAAGCGACCTTAAGGCACCTTCAAAGAAGGTTGGAAATCCCCGCAGGGCGTCGTTTTGTGCCAGAATGAAGGGAATGAAATCAAAACTGACTTCAAAGAAAACTGCCAGCGATCCTGATAGCAGAATTAATAAATCATTAAGAGCTTGGAATTGCTGACATTTTGTAGCTTGACAAACACCTATCACCCTATATAATAAGATTACCGTCTCAAGGTAAGACTTATGGAAACAAAAACGTGCCCTAAATGTGGGGCTTGCTGGATCGGTGGACAACACTATTGGTCAGGCACAAACAAAAGGGGTGATGAAACCCAATTAGCTAGCTTAGTGTGTGACCGAATGGGTGACGACACCTGTATCAATCCCGCAAAAGGCACTACAAAAGGTGATGGATGGGAAAAAAGGTTAAATAGTATGGAAGACTTAGAGAAAGACTTGAGACGAACAAATGAGTGATGCAGTATATCTTGGTAATCCTAATCTAAAAAAAGCGAATACCGCTATTAGTTTTACAAAGGAACAGATTGAAGAATTTATTAAATGCAAAGATGATCCAGTTTACTTTGCGAGAAACTATGTAAAGATTATCTCGCTCGATGAAGGTCTTGTTCCTTTTGAAATGTATGATTTCCAAGAGAAACTGATCACAAACTTTCATAAAAATAGATTTAATATTGCTAAACTTCCAAGACAGACAGGAAAATCTACAACTGTTATTTCCTATCTGTTGCATTATGCTGTCTTCAACGACAACATTAAGATTGCTATTCTAGCAAACAAAGCAGAAACGTCAAGAGAACTTCTGTCACGTTTGCAGTTGGCATATGAAAATCTACCGAAGTGGATGCAGCAAGGTATTGTAGCATGGAACAAAGGTTCCATGGAATTGGATAATGGATCTAAAATTGTAGCAGCATCTACTTCATCATCCGCTGTACGAGGAAACTCCTTTAATATTATCTTCCTTGACGAGTTTGCGTTCGTTCCTAACCATATGGCAGAGCAGTTTTTCAGCTCTGTGTATCCTACTATCTCATCTGGTAAGACAACCAAAGTTATTATCATTTCTACCCCACAGGGTATGAATATGTTTTATAAACTTTGGCATGACGCAGAACGTGGTAGGAATGGTTATGTGCCTCTGGAAGTGCATTGGTCTCAGGTGCCTGGTAGAGACCAGGCATGGAAAGAAGAGACTATTAGAAACACCTCTGAGAGGCAATTCACGCAAGAGTTTGAGTGTGAATTCTTAGGATCTGTCGATACCTTAATCTCTGCATCTAAGCTTCGTGCGATGGTGTATGAGGATCCCATTCAAGATAACGGCAAAGGGTTAAAGGTATATGAAGAAGTGAAAGCAAATCATGATTATATCATGACTGTTGATGTTTCTCGTGGAACTAATAATGACTATTCCGCATTTGTAGTTTTCGATGTTACTACATTACCTTGGAAAGTAGTTGCTAAGTACAGAAACAATGAAATTAAACCAATTCTATTCCCAAACATAATAGATCAAGTAGCAAAGAACTATAATAAATGTTATATACTTATTGAAGTGAATGACATTGGAGAGCAAGTAGGAAATATTTTACACTATGACTTGGAGTATCCTAATATTTTAATGTGTGCTATGAGAGGCAGGGCTGGTCAAATAGTCGGTCAAGGTTTCTCTGGTACTAAGTCTCAATTAGGTTTGAAGATGTCTAAAGTGACTAAAAAAGTTGGTTGCTCTAACTTAAAAACTTTAATTGAAGATGATAAGTTGATCATTCCTGATTATGAAATCATAAGTGAGCTTACCACATTTATCCAAAAAAATCAATCCTTTGAAGCTGATGAAGGATACAATGATGACTTGGTTATGTGTTTGGTTATTTTTGCTTGGCTAGCAGTCCAACCCTACTTCAGGGAGATGACTGACAATGATGTTCGTAAGAGAATATATGAGGAACAAAAGGAACAAATTGAACAGGATATGTCTCCTTTTGGATTTATTGTTGACGGAACTGAAGAAGAAATGTATATCGATGAAGATGGTAATGTCTGGAGAAATGCCACAATGATGGATGAGTATGGCGTTTCTCAACCAGAAGTTTCATATTTCTCTTATCTTTGATCACAAAAACTAAAAATACTAAATAAATGTAGACACAAATCTGGATTTTACTTCAGGAGAATCACATGGCAGGACAAGTATCGCCTGGTGTTGTCATTAGAGAGCGCGATCTAACTAACTCAAGAGTTGACAATTTAACAAATAATGTGGCTGCGTTTGCTGCACCCTTTGAGAAGGGTCCAGTAAATCAAATTGTCAATATTATTTCCGAGAGAGAGTTACTAGAAGCCTTTGGCAAACCAAACGACAATAACTACGAATATTGGTATACAGCATCAAACTTCCTCCTTTATGGAGGTCAGTTAGAACTAACTCGTATCAAGACAGCAAATTTAAAAAATGCTGTTAGCGACGCTGCTACCGCAGAGTTGATCGAGAATGTTCTTGATTACGAAGCAAATATTGAGACCTCAAATTCAAAGTCATACAAGTGGGCAGCAAAAACTGCTGGATCTTGGGGCAATAGTTTAGTAGTTGGAGTAGTTGATCATGGATATGATTACAAACTATCTCTAGCATCTAACGTAACTATTGCTGCTGGTAGCAAAGTATGGCAACTAGAAGGAGCTGATGACACCGCTGCAATTAGTGGCGTTGCATACGCTGCTGTAGCTGCTGCTAACGAGGTAAAGGTATTTGAGAGCAACGGTATTTTCGTTGGATCTTCAACCTCAGCAAAGGCAACTTATTACTCTTCTTCAACATCAACAACTCTATCTGCTGCTATTGCTGCAGGTGCTACCAGCGTTGATGTTGCATCAGGAACAGGAATTGTTGCTAACGATTATATTCTAATCGGTGGTGTAGAAGTTGCAAAGGTAAGCGCAGTTGCTTCAAACAATCTAACCGTAACCAGAGCAAAGTTTGGCACAAGCGCAGTTGCACATGCAAGTGGAGCTTCAGTAGTCAAACTAGCAAGCGTAAACTGCAATAATGTTTACGATTGGTACGAAAATGCTACAATCGGAAGCACTGGAATTAGATGGTCTGGTATTGCAGCAAGACCAAAGACCAGTCAGTTTGCTCAAGATAGAGGAGCAAAGTATGACGAAATGCACATTGCTGTCGTTGATGTATCTGGAAAAATCACTGGAACTCCAAATACAGTTCTAGAAAGAATTCTATTTGTATCTAAAGCAACTGATGCTAAGAGCACAGAAGGTGATACTTCTTTCTATAAGACAGTAATCAAGCAAGCATCTTCATACGTTTATGCTGCAGCAAAAGAAACCACATTAGAGAGCCCAGGAACTGCAACTGGAGCAGCACTTGCTTCACCAGTAGTTGCAAATAATGGAACTCCAAACGTTTTTGGTATGCTGGAAACTAAGTCATACTCACTTGCGGGTGGCGTTGATGACTATGATCCAACTGTAGCTGAAATTACTGCTGGATACAATCTATTCTCGGATGTTGAAAACATCCGTATCGATTTCATTCTAAATGGTCCTGGTCTTGCTACAAGAACTGACAGCATCACCAAGGCTCAGAATGTAATTAATATTGCCTCAACTAGAAAGGATTGCGTAGCTTTCGTTTCTCCATACAGAGCTGCTGTTGTTGGTGCTGGTGCTACCTCAGTAACATCACAAAGAGACAACATCATCTCGTTCTTCGATGGTGTAGGAAGCAGCACTTCATATGCAGTATTTGATAGTGGATACAAGTACATCTACGACAGATTTAACGACACCTATCGTTATATTCCTTGCAACTCTGATGTTGCTGGTCTCTGTGTAGAAACTTCAGATATTCTCGATCCTTGGTTCTCACCAGCAGGATTTACAAGAGGAAATCTAAAGAATGCTATCAAACTAGCATATGTTCCAAACAAGGGAGATAGAGATAAGCTCTATCAAAAGAGAATTAATCCTATCACATCATTCCCTGGTCAAGGTATTGTTCTCTTTGGCGATAAGACTGCACTCGCTACTGCTAGTGCATTCGATAGAATTAACGTAAGACTTCTATTCCTAACTCTTGAGAAGAGAATTGAAAATCTTGCTAAGACTGTTCTGTTTGAATTAAATGATGAGATTACTAGAAATTCATTTGCTAATGCTGTTTCTTCTTACCTAAGAGAAGTAAGAGCAAGAAGAGGTATTGATGACTTCCTAGTGGTATGTGACGAGACAAATAACACTCCAGATGTAATTGATAGAAATGAGTTCTTCGCTGAACTCTACATTAAGCCTGCGCGTTCTATCAACTTCATCACGATCACATTTGTTGCGACAAGAACGGGAATTTCTTTTGATGAATTAGTTGCTCGTTAATTTTTAAAAAATTTCCACAATTAGAGGTATAGACAAATGCCAGTATCATCAAACGTAACGCAGTTCTTAGAAAAAGTAAAGAGTGGCGTAAAACCCAATCTATTCAGAGTTGATCTTGAGTATCCATCAAGTCTCTCTGCATCAAATCAGGATCTTGAGTTAACCACTTTCCTCTGCAAAGCAGCTGCTCTTCCAGCATCCAACATGGGTGTTATCGAAGTTCCTTTCAGAGGAAGAGTTCTGAAAGTTTCTGGAGACAGAACTTTTGACACTTGGACTGTCACAATCATCAACGATGTTGACTTCAGAATTAGAAGTCTCATGGAAAAGTGGATGAGAGGTATGAATGCTCACGCAGAAAACACTGCTGAGTTATTCTCACCAGACAGCACAAACCAAGGTTATCACAGAGATCTAGTTGTACATCAACTAGGAAGAAGTGGAGTAGATCAGTCGTCAAACTATGTAAGATCTATCAAACTCTTCGGTTGTTTCCCAACAAATATCTCTCAGATTGATCTTGCTTATGACAGCAATGATCAGATCGAAGAGTACACTGTTGAGTTCCAGGTTCAATACTGGCAATCAGGAAACAACAATACATTTACTGATATTACCTGATCTGATAGTAGCATAAATACTACTACAGTAAAAACAATTTAATATGGCTGATTTGTTTGGATTTTCAATAAGAAAAAATAAGGCGGTTGTCTCAGGGCAATCGCCTGTTTCTCCAGCTTCGGAAGATATCAACACCGTAGTAGCTTCAGGTGGTTACTATGGTCAGTATATCGATATGGAGGGAAATATTCGTAATGAATACGACCTGATTAGAAAATATCGTGATATGGCACTTCATCCTGAAGTTGATAGTGCTATTGATGAAATTGTGAATGAAGCTATCGTATGGGATATGGATGATAGTCCTGTTGAAATTGAACTATCAAATTTGAATGTCAGTGACGGTATCAAAGAAAAGATAAGAGAAGAATTCAAGACTATTAAAAAATTACTGTCTTTTGATAAAAAAGCGCAAGATATTTTCAGAAGATGGTACATTGATGGTAGACTATATTACCACAAAGTAATCGATTTAAAAACACCGAAAAACGGATTAACAGAGATACGTTACATTGATCCGTTTAAGATTAAAAAAATTCGTGAAGTACGACCAAAAGATGCCAATGCTGCTACGAAATCAGTAAAGGACAGCGCACTGGCATACAGTTATAATGATTATATCGAATACTTTTTATACAATGCATCTGGATTTGCAGGATCATATCCTGGGTATAGTCCTGGAACTACAAACACTGGTATTAAGATTGCTAGCGATGCCATTACGTTTGTCCCTTCTGGAATTCTAGATTTAAATAAAAAGACTACCCTCAGTTATTTAAATAAAGCAATTAAAGCACTCAATCAAATTAGAATGATTGAAGATAGCTTGGTAATCTATCGTATTTCCAGAGCGCCAGAACGTAGAATTTTCTATATCGATGTAGGTAATCTTCCTAAGGTAAAGGCAGAGCAATACCTCAGAGAGGTAATGGCACGTTACAGGAATAAACTTGTTTATGATGCTTCGACTGGAGAAATTCGTGATGATAAAAAGCATATGAGTATGCTTGAAGATTTCTGGTTACCCCGCCGTGAAGGTGGCAGAGGAACTGAAATCTCTACACTTCCAGGTGGTCAAAACCTTGGCGAACTCAAAGATGTCGAGTACTTTAGGTCTAAGTTATACAAATCTTTAAATCTTCCATCTTCTCGTTTAGGAG